AAATACGGGAAAAACCTGCGAAGGTGTATTTTTTTGTCTGTCATGATAAAAGATATTTAAATAAAAAATAATAAAATATTAAGCCCCCAATAATGTATAAAAAATTAAAGTCACTGTTTGGTTGTTTTGCATAACTCATAACGGCATTGGTGTTTTACGTGATATTTTTATAATAGCTGCATATCTAAAAGCGTCTATTGCGTGGTTGAATTGGTCTATTGGTTCGTCCTTTTTATTGTCCGACCATTTATAATTATTTAATTCAAAGATAAGATTTTTTGAACACGCTGTTACAATTAACTCATAATTTAAAATAGACATAATTGAATCACGAATCTTTGGCTTTTCGCACGGCTTAATATTCAATCCTCTATTCGCTAAATCTTTAATAAACATTTTTGCCTGACTATCGCACCATATACGGCTGGTTCCTACTATTGGCTTTATGGCATCGACAATGGTATCAGGGATTTGATTTGATTTGTAAAACACTTCTTGCAAGTATATTTTCTTTTGCTTTTTGTCAACCGATACTTTGACAACTGCCGTACTATCATTGTAGCCTACGTCCATACCGTATGTATCTTCGTACTCCGTTGAAACAAATTCCCCAACCTCATAATCAAATACAACGCCTTCTGCTGTGTCCCTGAATGCACCCAAAACAATATTTTTGTACTCTTTGTACCCTTTAATTATTTTCTTGCTTAAATCGGCTCGTTTGTCTTTTGGCGTCGCTAAGTATAATTCATACAGTAAACGCAAACTTTCGTAATCTTCCCAATTAGAGGGCGACATATTCTCTTTGCCGTTATCTAAATAGTTTGTATGAATGTACATTATTTTACCTACAACCCCGTTAAAGCCTTCTGGCATTGTTTTATACCATTGCTTATACATCCAGTGCGCTTTTGTTGGAGGATTAAATACAATCATTGAAAGTCCCTGTACATCTGTTGCACGAACGGAACGTTTAACTTTTTTCCATTCTTCGTAGTTGGTAAGTTCTTCGCCTTCCTCTGTTATAAACATTGAGTAATCCTCTAGGGATTTTAACTTTGCTGTTTGAGTTCCTACGCTTGTCTTTTGTCCTGTGATTGATATTAAGCCTTTGTTGTGTTTGGTTTTGTAATCGTTATTAGCAAAAGTAAATTCTTCTTCAACTCCTAGCAATTCCATACGGTTGTCTAGCGCTAAAGTTATTGATCGGTCGGTTGAAGACATTGTTTGTCTAGTAAATAGAATACGGTGGTTGTAATCCGCAGCAGCTAATGGAACAAAACAAGTAACAGCAAACGTTTTCCCGCTGTCATGGTCAACGTCCCCCGCTTATCAACACTGTGTCGACCGCGGGGAACTTACCGTTTAAAAGTTCAAATAAGGGATGATATTTTTCTGAAAAGGTTATCATTTTTTTACAAAGACAATAGGTTGCCTTACTGTTGTTTTTATTTCTCCTTGCATTTCGATTGCTTTTAAAGTTGGCAAACAGAATTTAGCAAGTTCAATTGTATATTTAATTCTTTCGACTTCTTTTAACGAATCAAAGTCAGATTGTAGCTTTTCTAAATTATGTTCCACAAGCAATTGAAACGCATCCCGAATAGATTTATTTTCTTTGTTTGGCGTGCCTTTTATCCTCCCGCCTTTCTTCTCTTGTCCTTTTGGTGCTGCCATACTAGTCTAATCTACCTTAGTTTAATAAAAATTTCTCATTCTTTGCCATAAATACAACCTGTAAGTTCTCATACTTACAAGTTGCAAAACCATCAGTTTTTGGTCTAATGTTGCGTCTTTTTCTAAATCAAAACATTCAATTTCCAAAACTAAATCATTTATTTTTTTGGTTATTTTTTTTGTATCTTTAATAACTTTTTTTTGCTCTTTTGTAAATTTATTCTCCATAACTTAATCACATTTTACAATTCTTTTACTCACATATCCGGGTTCGTAAAACTCAAATAACAATTTGCCGTTATCTTTACAATCATCTCCGTAATAGTAAGTTTCGCCGTTAGGTACATCGTTAATCGTTGTAATCGCATTACAATCACATTCGGTCTTTGTATCTTCTGCTGTGCAACTACTTAAAGCAATTGCACAAATTAATAATAGTTTTTTCATTATTTAAGTTTTTAATTTAAGCAAATATAGTGAATTATTTTTTCACAGAGGTACATTGGTGTCCCTCTGTGAATTAATAAATTTACTGTTGGCTTTTAGTTTGGAGGTAGTTCTGATATTTTCATTTTTAATTAAATTTTGAATGATGGCTGCTTGTGATATGTTTTGATCTTCCGCTAATTGCTTAAGCTTATCCCGACAATCTTTTGAAAGTCGGAATGTTGCTAAATGCTTTTCTGTTGGTTGTTTCATATAGTCTATTTAAAAAGAGGGCTTTTACACCCTCTAAATTTTTTAGTTTAGTATTACTATTTTATCGCCTTTTTTAAATAAATCTGTTTCTACTTGCACAATTTCTTTTTTTACTAATGATGCGATAACACCTCTAACTACGTTTGGCGTTTCGTTTATTTCTGATGAAATGTCTGAAACAGTTGAGTAAAATTTTTCGTCGTACATATCGCAAGATTCTAAATTTTGGATAACTTTTAATTCTAAGGTTGTTAAATTTAACATAATTTCTATTTATTTGCTTTAGCGTTATTGCTGGTACAAATATACAATATGTATTTACATTTTCAATACTTTGCAAGTGTTAAAGTTTGTTAAATTTTTATTCCGTAATAAATCCAATCTAAATACTTTTGTATTTCTTTTCGCCGTTCCGGAGTTGTGGACTGCTTTTCCTTTTCAAGTTGTTCGATAGTTGGCTTTTTTGGTTTCATATTAATTTTTTAAATTCTTCTAATGATCGGATAACAATGTATTGATTTCCTAATTCCAAAATTTTAATCTGAAAATCTTTTTGCTTTTCGCTCTGGATTCCTTTATGATTTTTCAATTCCACAAATATAACTCTATTTTTTAAAACTAAAATCAAATCAGAAACTCCTGCTAAAACACCCATACCTATAAATTTACTATTGCTTCTGGTTGCTTCGTTTGGTACGCAAAAAATTAATATTTTATTTAATTTGCAGAAGTTGACTATCTCTTTTTGGATTGTTGCTTCTGACTTTTTGCCTAGATTTTTTAGCTGTGCTGTGGTCTTTTTTTTAATATTTTCTAATTTCATCTTTTTACCTTTTTACCTTTTACCTTTGTGTTTTAAAACCTTTATGTATAATATAATATAATGCGTAATATAGGGTGTGTGTGTGTATTTATAAGTTCCATAATACTTTGAAAGTTAAAAGGTATATAAAAGAGTAAAAAACGCTGTTAACCTTTGCTGTCACTGAAGTTATTTTTTTTATCAAAAGGTAAAATTTACCTTTCAAAAGGTAAAAAAGTTATTTTTCATATAATAAATAGCCTTTTTTTAGTTTTTCACCGTCCCAATGTGCCGATATTTTTAAGCCGTAAAAATTAATTACGTACATTAATTGCCTTTTATCAAAGCCTAAAAAAGCAATTAAGTCCCTTTGGTTTATTACTTTTCTTTTTCTATAGAAACTTAAATCCTCTTTTGTGTGAAAAATTAAATCAAATTTTTGTACATATTCGCCTAAATTTTCCTTAACACCTTTGTTTTTATGTTTTGCCCATTCAATTTCAAATTCGTTTTTTTCTTTAATGTCTTCTATATTTGAATAAAATGAAACAACCTTTTGCACATCTTCTTTTGAAATTTCAAACCATTCTCCTTTTAATCTGTTTGCAGAAAATCTTTCATGCAAAATTAATTCTAAATCTTTTGCATTTTCAATCATTATAAATCCTAAAATTTCAGCACCATAAGGCGCATAAGTTTTAAAACTATCAAATCTAGAAATTGGATTTTCATTTGTTGAATAACCAATTTTTACAGGACTTAAACCAATGTGCCTAAAAAAATAAACGCAACCTCTTTCTGTAATTTCCATATTTTTATTTATTAATTAAAGTACAAATATAAGTAAAAAAAAGGTAATAAGGTATATAAAAAGGTAAAAATATTATAAAAAGTGCTGTTCTGGCATGTTTTGAACGTTAAATTCCTTAAAAAGTTGATATCCTTTTTTAAGTTTTGAGCCGTTCCAATGTGATTTTATTTCCATTTTATGCTTTACAAAAATACGTTTTATGTCATATTTTGATATTTGAACCTGAAAGTGAAGGTTCATATAGTTGCAAATCTCCCCTTGGTTCATCACTATTTTATCTCTAAACTCATCCGTTTCCGTAAAAGAAAACTTTGTGAAAAATAAATCCTCACTAACCTCAATTTCTAAATTTTGCAATGTATTTTGATTTAAGTATTCAATGTCTTCTTTTGAAAATACACGAAATTCAAAACCTTCTAAATATAAATTATGAGCGCATTTTAAAAGAGCATCTTTATCGAACTCTACAGCATGATCGTACTTAACGCTTTCAAAAGATATTGGTAATATTCTCCTGTTGCCTGTTTCGTCCTTCAGTACGCTCTTTTCGTTCGTAGTTCCACATAACATAGTCCTACGTTTTAAATCTACGTCTAAACGCCCGTATGGCAGCCGAACGGTTATTTTGTTTTTCTCGGTTATTTTCTTGAAATTCTTAACGTCTTTGTGTGCCATTCCTCCAAATTCATCGTTTAGCATAATCATTGATGTTGCCATACGTTTTAGTACATCTTTACCGCCCTCTTCCATCGCTTCATCAATAAAGTACCTTCTTAATTCTTTGGGAAGCATGTTTCTAAAAAACGAAGTCTTACCGCTTGCTTGCTGCCCGCATAGGACCAAAACTAAAGGGCTGACTTCCTCGTGTTCGTTCGGGCTCGTCCAGTTGTGGATTGCACCTACGAGCCACTTTTTTAACGCCCAGCGGTTAAACTCGTTATAAGGTAAAATTAAGTCGGCATACTTTTCAATTTCATCGCCTGTGGCCGTGGTTGTGTTATTATTAAAATAGTCCTCTATTGGTTGGTATGTTTTGGCTTGCGAATTAAAAATTAATTGCGAAATATCAGTAGCGGAAACTTTAAAGTCAAAATATTTCTTGGCGTGAATTGTGATGGAATTAATTATCTCATCGTTTACGGGTTGCCCTTCGTATTCGTATTGTTGGTTAAATCCGTTTTTCGCTATCGGGTAATTTTCTTTGATGAATAAATCTAATTTTACAGTATCATTTTCTTCGTTGTCAATGTTTTTTGAAAAGTTTTCTTTACTTTCAATTAACTGTTGAATGAATTTTTCGTCTGTTGTCGTCGTACCTAATATCTTTAGCGTTTCAATTACTCCCGCTGGTGTCATTATTTGGCTGTTAGCTTTGCCAACTGCAACACGCTTAATAATTTCTTTGCTAACGGGAGAATATAGTTCTATCCCGGCCGCTTTGGCGTGGAAGTAAAAAGAAGCAATGGTAACACTACCACCTTTGCAAAATTTCGCATATTGTCTTTCTATTCGTGAAGGCTCGTACTTGGTACCATTTTGGCAAATTGTTTTAAAATAGTCAAGTCCTGCAGCTCCAAAATGAGACCCGATTGCGAAACCAATTTCGCAAAATTTTTCGTATTGGTCTTGGCAAAGGTCTATATTTTTGCTTTGTATTTGTTCCATAATGAAACTAAAGTCATCTTTTGCAAAATAAAACGTTTCTTTTTTTGCTTTTTTTGTCGGTGCTTTTTTAGCTTTAAAAGTTGCAGAGGCTGAGTTTTGGAAAATATCAATGTCGTACGAAATATAACGCAAACGTGATTTGTCCTTGCAGCTAGCATCTATGTCGACATCAAAATTATCACTGTAATATTGTCCTAATGCGTGAAAACTTTCTAAAAATACATCTGAATTAATCTTTACAAATACGACTAGTCCAGTTCCTGATACCGAACGATTAGAGCTAAATGTATATTTGTCTGCATCAATTCTTTTGCGTAATTCCGTGTTTACATCGCAATCAATATCTAGTAAAATTAAGCCGTTCATTTCGTCAATATTTGCAACTGAACGGCTGTTTTGTTTCATCGTGCAAGACCCAGTAATTGCAGGAAGTTTGCTTTTTATTTCGGTGTACTTTTTTTTGTCGCCTTTGTTGGCTCTTGCTTCAAAGATTAAACTTTGATGGTCTCCATTTTTTACTAGTTCAACATATTTATCAAAGTCAATAGTGATATTGTCTTTTTCATTGTGGGTTCGGTATTTTGAGAATTTCATAATTAAAACATTGTTAGTTGTGATTGATGATTGTGTAGTCTTTTCATTGCTGCATTAAAATAATCTTTGTCCAACTCACAAGCGGTTAAATCGAATTTTAAATTATGGCAAGCTATTGCGATACTTCCACTTCCTAAATGCGTGTCTAGGATTTTGTCGTTTTCTTGACTTTTACAATATTTAAACATCCATTCATAAACATAAACGGGTTTTTGTGTTGGATGAAACCTGTCTAAATCAGTATTTGATTTTTTCATTATTTTAGCAGGTTTATCAAACGATGTCCAAACTAATTCACAAGCAGAAAGTGTTGGCATTGCTTGTTTTTTATCCCAGCAAACAAAACCTCTAGTATTTGGTAAAAATTCAAGAAAATAATTTGCACCAAAAACAACTTGATTCTTTGAAACTCTAAATAATTCGCTCCAATATTCTTTTTTTGGCAAATAATCCCAATCTTTATCTACATACAATAATCTTGATGGGTCGTTTTTTCTTTTACCACCGCCATTTGAAAGTCTGTTACCTAGTCCATAAGGCGGGTCAACTATTGCTAAATCAAAATAATTGTCAGGATAACGAGCCATAAGCTGCATATTGTCTTCGTTTGTAATTTGTATCATAAGTTTTCGTTTAATATTTTTATAGCTTTTTGTAGTTCCAAAATTTCGATTTTGCAGTTTTGGATTTCAATTTCTGAAACATTCCAATCAGATAACATTTGAGGTTCCCATTTTTCTATTTTATTAATCGCTCTTTGCAACGCTGCAATCCTTGCCGATAGTAATTTAATTGTTTTCATAAGTATTTTTTTTCAAGTTTCGTTAGTAATATTTTCTTTTGTTGCGCATAAGTTCGGTTAGCTTTGCTTTCTAGGTCGGAGCGTATAATTGCTAAATAACCGCTCTTTAAGTGGGTGGTAAAGATACGCTCAACTCCGCCTGTTTTGTTGCGTTCAAATTGATCTTTATCAACGTTTTTAAAAAGACGAAAAATTTGTTCATTTAAAACCTTGAGGGCAAAGAACTTATCTTTATTTTCTGAATATCGGATTATCTTTTTAATGTCAATTTCAATTGTATTAACCTGCACCGCAATCCCATAATCAATTAAAATCTCTTTTATTTTACAGTTGTTATGTTCGCAGGATTTACAAACGCATTGACGCTCTGGCATCAGTTCTCCACAACCATCGCACTCTTTTAACATTTCTTCTGCAGCTTCTTTTTTTGGCTTATAGTCATCAGACCCCCAAAATAATTTTTCCCAGTCAAATTCGTCGCTCCATTTTCCAAGGCGTGAAATGTTGTTTCCACCATCAATTACGGTAAATCTATCTTTAAATATTTTGTCAGTTATACGGCTTCCACGCCCTACTATCTGAATCCATAAAGCTAGTGAGGATACACGTCTACTTACAATTATACATTCAACATCGGTCACGTCAAAACCTTTAACAAAAACTCCTACATTAAAAAGTATTGCGCCTTTGGTATTTCTAAATAATTCCACTACTTCGCTTCTGTCAAAATCCGTATCGTTTACGCTATCATACATAAAACAATTAGGAACGCCTGCTTCTACGAAAATATCGTAAATGTATTTGTTCAAAGTTGTGTTTTGCGTAAAAATCATTGTCTTTTTTCCGCTGCAGTAATGCTGATAATTCGACAAAACATCCATCTGGTAGGCTGAATCAAATACCTCATCTGGATTTGATACTTCGCCAAATTTGTCAAAGTTAAAAGAATCCTCGTCAATTGGTATAATGTAGTTTTCATCTGGCACTAAAAACCCTTCGCTAATTAGTTGCTGAATTGGAATACCAACTATAATATCGTCGAAAATTTCAGAAAGTGCAAAATCTTTCGTGAATTCTATTGCATCGGGAAAAGGTTTTGAAAACATCTCTTTGACTTTTGGACTATAATAGTAGGTATCTTTACGATTGCTTACAGGTGTAGCTGTAAAGCCTAGTAATTTACATTTTATTAAAGGCAAAAGAACCTCGTATTGCAAAATATGTGCTTCATCAATGATGACTAGGTCAAAATCAGAAATTAAATCGGGTTGCTTTTTTAGTCGGCTTTTTAAAGTCTGCACCATTGAAACCACAATTTTATTTGCAGGAAAAGTTTTGTCTTTTGCCTCAAATGTCGCCCCGTTATCAAAGTGTTTAGCGGTTTGCCCTACGAGTTCACGGCTGTCAACTAAAATTAAAACACGCCCTTCGTATTGCTTTGCTAGGGTTGTGAAAATAATGGTCTTGCCGAATCCGGTAGCTGCCTGAACTAATATTTTTCTGTTTTGGTTTGCTGTAATTTTATCTAGGATTGTTTGCTGGTATTGGTAAGGTTTATAATCACCCATTTTGACCCTCGCTTTCTTTTTTATTGTTTAAAGAAGATTTTAAAACTAAATCATAACCTTCT